TCGAATCTAATGCAATATAAAAAGGAGGCATGTAAAATTGGGCTTAGATGGATGGAAAATTGGCTTCAAAATGATGAATGTGATTGTGAAGGACAATATTTTTGTGGTAAGCCACAAAGAGAAAAAGAAGTTGAATTTATCAAGCAAACCCTAGAGGAAATGCGGGAGTAACATCTTAAAATGGATAAACCAGAAGCCATATTAGAAGCCATCCGTGCCTGCGAAGTCGGGGCAGAAATCATAATCCACAACTCCGACGGAAGCGTATGGTGTATTCTTAAACTGATTTGCAAGGAAGAGGAGCATTAAGAAAGAGAGAGGAATATGGACCTATTTGAATTTTTATTCACTATTTTTATTCTAATTCCGATAAGTATTATCTTGTGGAAAATTGCTATCATGAAAATACCAGAAGTAATGGAATTGTTTACTAAAAAGAGGGTCAAATGATGCGGATAATAAATAACCAAAAAAATGACAAAGCCATTGATATCAGCTTGATCGCATCATCGATCAGGTTTTGGCTATGGGAGCCATTTATAAATTCTCTGATTGATAATGATGTGCCATTTGAGGTTATCTTCGTCGGGGATTTTGAAGAGAAAGCGGTTGAAGTTCATAACGCGATATCTGCGCGGATGAAAGACACGCAAATTTTTAATATCATCCGCACGGGGCATATTAAACCGGCGCAATGTTATGAGATTGCTCGCCGGGCCGCCGTTGGTCGGCTGATACATTGGACTGCGGACGACTGCGAATATTCACCAAAGGCCCTTGACAATATTTGCAAATTTTATGATATGTTTATCAGCCGGGGGTGTGTATCGCAAGACCTGATTCTTTCAATCCAGACAATCGAGAGCCGGTATTTCTTTAAGATGGACGACCATAGATTTTTTTATAAAGACCAATCTTCCCCATTAATGGCTCCGCTCGGGGTTTTACGCCGGGAATATCTTGATTCTCTCGGTGGGTTTGATAGGCGGTTTGTTTCCGGGCAATGGGAGAATGATGTCGTTATGCGCTCATATGCCGCAGGAGGGACAGTTGCAGTTTATTCCGGGGCCGTTATCACGATAGACCACCATGAGAAACACCTCGGGAATCTCGGCAGCAAATTCAGGTCGGCATACATAGAGGACAGGAATGTTCTGGAAAGTTTATGGCCCGGTGGGAAAATAAAGAAAGATGTTGATTTTGAGCCGTATTCGGATAATGAATCAATTTTAACAAAGTCACAAGGGAATAGGGGGATTTGGGTATGATTGATATTTCGATTTTTTTGCCGTTTCGTGAGCGGTTAAATTTCTTCGCTAAGTTAATGGACTCGCTCAAAAAGACAACCACGAACCCGGAGAGAGTTGAGCTTGTGATCGCCATTGATAAAGACGACACAGCTGTTATTAACCAGATCGGGCCACTCGTCGAGAACAATCTGCCTTTTGATTTAAGATTTTTACTGTGTGACCGGGGCGAGCACATGATAAAAACGTATATCAACCCGGCGGCTAGAATATGCCGGGGGCGGTTTCTTTTAGCGTCGAGTGACGACGCTGTTTTTAAAACAGCCGGATGGGACAGGATTTTATATCAAAAGATGGACGACGCTTTTTTAAGGGATGGGGACGACATCCACCTCGGACTGATTAACGACGGGATAAACAGGACGGGTGAGGACCCGCTATTCCCACGCTTTTCTTGTTGGCCGGTTTTGGGGCGTGAGATGCTCCTCGCGAAAGGGAATTATATTTACCATGAGCATTTTAACTTCTGGGGCCTCGACTGGTTTTTGGCTGATGTTTTCCGACGGATGAAACGGCTTGTCTCAATAACGGACGTTTTGATTGACCACTATTCCGTCCATACTGGACAACGGCCCCGGGATGAGAATTATGAGCGGTTTGCAAAAGTCAAAACCATATACGACGACGCTTTAGTTACAGAAGAAACACAGCGGCTTGTTGATCTGATTTTTGAGATTAGACAAGGGGGGAAAAATGCCTAGTAATATAAAACTGATTCATGGCGATTGTTTAGATGAGATGAAGAAAATTCCCGCAGAGTCAATCGACATGATTTTAACCGATCCCCCGTATGGAATAAATTTTAAGTCTCCCAGGCAGACTTATCAGAGAAAAATAGAGAATGATGGATTTGAAGATTGGCTTTGTTTATTACCAAAAATGTTATGCGAATTTAAGCGAGTTTTAAAACCGGCTGGTTGTTGTTGTTGTTGTTGTGGTGGTGGAAAAACGCCAGTAACAGCAATTTTTACGATTGAAGCCATAAAGTATTTTAACCTTATCCAGACGCTTGTCTGGAAAAAGACTATCGGGTTAGGGTGGAAATATAGACCTTCATATGAAAATATCGTTATTCTAAGCAAGGACAAAGATAATTATTTTTTTTATGACGTTAGCAAAAAATGCTCGAATGTAATCGAAGGAATCAATCAAGATATTCCGACGGCTAGAGGGGAAGGAAAACTCCAAGACCACCCGACGCAGAAACCAATTCGTCTCATGGAAAGATTAATTCAAATACATTCTTTACCCGGCGACACAATTTTAGACCCTTTTATGGGCGGGGGGAGTACTATTATCGCGGCAAAAGAGCTTGGCCGCGACGCTATTGGGATAGAAATTGACGAAGAATATTTTAATCTTGCGACACAAAGAGTTAATAATACTAATGAAAATCTTTTTAATTAAAGGAATAAATACATAATCACCCCGACGTTGAGGAGGATTGAAATAAAAAACTCTTCGGCGGGAGATTCAAGCGGGTTTATTACGCCAAGATAAACTGTCCAGATTGCCACCCCAAGATGCACAGGGAACACCTTCCACCCCCCGAGGAGAAAACAGAGAAATATCCCGGCGGAAAGATTAACAAAAACATACACCGACCTATTGATGACCTTGCTGAAAAAAACATCCCCGCCATATCCGAAGTGGAACCCGATAGATATTAAAGGCCACGTGGCAATGAGAGGCCAAGAGAAAAGTCCGCGCCAATATGCTGTCCCGCAGAGCGTAAACGCAAGCACAAAGGAACCAAAAAACCTTCGCCATGCTTTCCACTCACGCCCGCCGACAGCATAAAGGACGGAAGATAAAACAAGCCCAATCCCTGCGGCCCCGCATTGCCATATAGTCAAATATTCTTGTTTAAGCGACATCCGTTAAAGCGCCCTGATGATTTCATAAAGAGTCCCGCCGACAAGATCATTTATGATTTTCAGAATTTCTTTGATCTGGGCGATATTGACTTGTTTTTTCTTGCCTTCTTTTTCTGAAACTCTAACAGCAAATTCTGTGATCTTCATTGTAGGTTAACCCCTTTTATTTTAGCGTTGAGAATCCTATCAACAGCCCGGTCACTCAATAAAAATCCGTCAAACTCCGTCGTGATAGTTTCGCCTTTTTTTGTCCTGACAATTTCTTTTTGATCGAGGACGTATGTCGTCGTTCTCGTGTTGCTAGCGCACCCGGTCAAAAGCGTCAATAAAATCAGAAGTGTCACCTGTTTTTTTAGCATTATCTAAGTCCTCTTTTGCTTTCTCTGCCTGTTCCCGACGATAAGCGTTTTTCTTGTCGTGATATTTAAAGACGCCGAGCATCACAAGAAGAAGCGCCCCGATTATGGCAAGGATTTCTTTCATTGGGATTTCGTCGCGGAGCTGATCGCGTCGCGAATAGCGCCGAGCCCGAAAGCGTTAAGGGCTAGCCAAACCCATTCAGGGATAACAATGCCAAGTGCCGATAAACACGAGGCAATCCCAATCCCTGCGGCAATGATATACGTCTTTTTCCCTTTTAAAAATTCTATGATTTTGTCCATTGTCCTGATCTCCTCTTTGCTTGTTAGTGTTTATCTATCAATCAACGCGCGGATATGAATCCCGGCGGGAAGTTTCTCAACCATCACGGGTTTTTTCCCTGAGAATAACCCAGTATGAAGAGGAGAGAATTTCCCCTCTCTTGAGAGATCAACCCGGGCGAATCTTTTATGAAGCGTTGTGAGAATACTGCCTTTTTTTATCGTCGAGCTTTTTAACTCTTCGGCTTCGTCTTCTCCGAGGACAACAACCTCCTTGTCTCCAAAATTATTACCAATAAACGGGTGCGGGAGTGCGTCAATGTCCCCTCCGTTGCCATAGGCCGGATGGTCGGATGCGGCATAAGCGGCTTCAATCTCCCCTGTGCTTTTATCAACGAGAAGAAAAACCCACAAGTCTTTCCCTGATGCGGTGACATATCGTTGTTGTGCGTAAACCGTAGCTGAACCAGATTTCCGGCCAAGATAAATATTTGTAATATAAGAACTGCTCGTTGCAATCCCGGATATGGACGCAACGATTTCAGTCCCACCGTCTCCGGCTTTAATTTGAGGATAGAATCCGTAACTACCTCCTGGTAAGACAATATCAATCTCCGGACCACTTCTTGATACTTCACCTGTAGTTGTCTTTAACTTTGCGGTCGTCACGCTCTCGTCTGGGATATTCCCGATGCTGGAATATTTTAATTTTCTCCTTGCATTCCCGGCCTGAGAATCTTCAATGATAAAAAGATCATCTACATGCGGTGTCTCTTTTTCCGTGAGCGTGTTTATAACTGTCACAGCGTTCGTTAAATTTGCTGTCGGGACGGCTCCGGCCCCCGAAGGAATACTCGATAAAGCCGTAAGCGCCGCACCGCTGACTTTCCCGGCGGTTGTTATCTGCGCCAATTTTGTGTCAGCAATCGCCGCCGACGACGCGACCTTCGCGTTTGTGATCTGCAAAAGTGCCGTCGTAAGCTCTTCAATCGCGGCCCAATTAGCGCGACAAAGACCAGGAAAATTAATTAACAACTCATCATCTGCGGGGATGCTTTTGTCCCATGCCATTTTTATCACCGCCTTTTCTTTTTTTACTGTAAATTTTTTTCATCTCTTCTATTGAGATGATTTTCGCCCCACGCTTTTTTAATTCTGCTATCCAACACGGCGGACACGCGGCAAAAGATTGCGCGTAATTCGCCGCCTGTTCTTTACATGTGAATACCGGCGGGGTAGGGTCATAATGGTCCCGGAGGATAATCGAGCCGGACACCCGTACATAAGCAAGGACATTGATCTTTTTCCCACAATAGGCGCATACGAGTTTTTCTTTCATTGTTTTTTCACCCTTTCAGACACCCCCTCGACGCTTCTTGTTGTGTCAATTATTGTGTCAATTATCCCGGTCATATTTATTTTAGAAAAGTCCATATCTTTTATCCCTATACTCTTCTTCCCTGCGGTGGTTTTCCCGTCAAGGACCTCAACATAAATAAGCACCCCGTTCCTAAACTGCCCTTCTCCGTCGAGATTAATTATGATCTTCTGCGGCCTGATTTCTTTTGCCATTTTTTATACCCCGTAAGCGTGCCATTCAAAGGTCCCAACCACCGCGACCCCGTCGGCATCATAAAGTTTTACAGTGAACCCTGTCGTGTCTTTATCCTCAAATCTAAAATATATCCCGTCGCCAGTTAATATCTCAATATGGACATTCGGCTCCTGATGGAAATTCGCGTTGAACAATACCTCAACCCCGTCATTCGCGACAGTAACCTCATCATCCCCCCGGTCGTTTATGTCCGGGAGATCAGCCCAATAATTAAACTTCGTACACGCCAAAGCCATATCCACACCGCTCCGCGTCAACGTGACTCTGAACTTAAAATACCGGCAATAATAATCCCCCTTCTGATATGGGGAATAATCCGTCCAAGTGATATCATCTTCCGACGTGGATATTTCAAGGCCATAATTCCCGGCTGTTTCTTCCTCGCCGAGAAATCGGAGCGTCGTACTGCTGTTAAACCTTCTAGCCGGGTCAGAATCAAAAGCTATGTCCCCGACGATCACAATATAAATATGCGCCAAGAAAGAAAAGCTCGCGAGGAACCCTAAGTCTCGAATAGGGGTTTCGTATGTCCCACTTAATTCTCCTTCGGAGATTATAAGATAATCATTGACATTCACTTCTGTGTCGTCCTTATCCCCAGTCCAGTCCGGCTCTTCTGCGTATTCGGCGATCAGATTTCTGAATGGGATATTATCAACAGTGACAACTGCCATCTTCGCATTAAGAGAATAATTCCCGGATGTGTCAATAGCTTTTATCCAAAATCGCTGTTCTTCGCCGAGCCGGAGATCAGAGCTCATATAAGTATTGCCCTGGACAAAAGCAACATGATCGCCGTTGTTGAATGATAGCCCAGTCCTAATCTCATATCCCCAGAGGTCGAGATCATCAACGTGAATCCATCCGAACCTTAAAAGGATTAAATCTTGATTGACGATAAATGTCGTAACGTCCGACGGTGGCGCTGATTTCCCAAAGGGTGTTATTGCCGCCTGAGGGGAAGTGCTGATCTGATTTTCTGCGCCATTTGTCGAGACGGAAACAACACAAATTTTATAAGGGTGAAGATCGATTATCCCGCCGACAATCTGGAAATGGTCGTTTGATGTCTCGCCCTGGTATTGCCAGCTTTCCCCATCGTCGTCACTAAGATATATTTTTGCTTTCCCGTATGCGCTTATAACATTAATTCCAGGTTGAGGCAACGGCTTAGTAAACCACACATCAAGCCCCGCCTCGATAGAGCCATCTTTCATTTTAACAAGCCGTTCCGTGACAGCTAAGTCTTCAACGTTCGGGACAACACGCGATAAATGGGAATAGTTTGGCGTCGGGAGAGCGACCGCTGTGTCGTCATAAACTGTCGCATTATACTCGAGGCAATTCAAACTCACTTCCCCGCACTTTTCACGTTTAATCCCGAGGAGCCGGAAGGGTTTTGTCACAATATTAACTTTCCCGAAAACATAATCCTCATATTCTGCCGGGGTAGAAGAGAACGCTGGCCTGACTTCAATCAAATTTCTAAGCCCGTCGGAACTAATAACCGTCCGCTCTTCGCTTGTCCCGTCGACATGTTGGATAAGAAGAGAATATTGCGTCGCTGGCTCAAGCAAAACATTCCTGTCTAATAAAACTGCCGAACTCGTCGAGCCGGTGAGCACCTTCCCGGAATATCCCCATTGCGGGACATCGTGGGAAACGTTGATTAAATCGCCCGGCTGACAGCGGATTCCGGCAAGCGCAGTCTTGAAGCTTGAACCCCGGTTAATGTATTTACTAAGCCAAAGCGCATACCTACCCTGGCGTAGTGCGTAAGATTTTTTTGTGACAAAAATCCGTAGCCGTTTAATATTCCTCGGGTCGCCAACAGCCAGGGATTCCCCGTCCTCGATTGTCACTGTCTCATTCGCATAATCTAAGTCCTTGTCCAGGTATTCTATTTCAATAACATTATAAATCTCTGCCCGCGATTTCCACGTTTGAGAAAAGCTGTCTTTAACAATATTCCCCATCCCGAAAGTCTGAACTGCGGCCCCTGGCCTATCAATGCTGACAGAGAAACCATTGGAAGAATAAAACACAAAGCCCTGATAAATCGCTGAAATTTGAGTCATAAAGTCGCACGCTTTTGTTGTGCTGTCAATAACAACATCACAGCGGAACCGCTTTTCGAAATTCCCTTCCCCGTCGTTGACTTTCTCCTCACAATAAAGCGCACACTGTAACATCTGTGACTCATTGATTCTGTCTTCTGGAAGGAAATTTCCCATCCCATATCTTTTATTTTTCATCGCGTCCAGTTGACACCAGATAGGATTTGCACAGAATCCCGTCCGATAAGTTTCTCCGTCCCAATAAAGAGCCGAATCGTCTTCAAACAAACGGAACACCTCGGCATCCGGGTCATAATAATAGTCTTCCCAATCAACGGGGTCCCCGGCTTCTTCATCCAGCACATCCGGCATTGAGACAGAATCGTCATCGACGACAAACGTTATATTTGGGGTCGCGTCGCTGATCTGGTTTGTCGCCAATAGCTTTATGGCGAAAAGTGCGGTGTTCGGGTAGATCAAATCTTCACTTACGACCTCGTCAATCGTCGCAAGAAACATGTCGCAAACATAATAATCAGAACTGTCTATTGAATTTTTTGTTACCCGGATATCGTATTGTCCCGGCGTGAGGCCACGCTTGTTATATACATGCCTCACCGCACTCCTCGATAGGGTCGTTACTTTTACGTCTGGGGTAACAGTCGTCCATTCTTCTTCTGAGTGGAGTTTATATTCGACGACATATGAGGCCCACCACGCGAGACTTGCCCCTGTATTTTGGTCAATGCGATATAGCCCATTTGGAAGCGTAACATAAATTGAGAATCCGTCAACCTCAAGCCCTTCTGTTGTGTAGGAATACGGGTCGTCCATAGGGAGCTCGACGTTAATATTATGCGGGTCGTGTAATTCTTCAAATCCGCTTATAAGCTCTTGGTCATTTGTGCCGAGTCTGGTTTCGACGGTGATATCTGTATAATTCTCTATTGGATTCCCATCAATCAGGATATCCGAGATTGACTTAATTGGCCCCTCGCACACTCCGATAAGAATGTTTAGATACTGATTTAATCCATCCGCAGACACGAACTGATTAAGAATATTCCCGCCGGTTCTATGCCGCCCATATACTTTTTTAACTGGAATCCCGACCTCTTGAACAGTTTGAATTTGGTCCCATCCATACGTCGGGGAACTCTCATCGAGGCCAAGTCCATCAAGGCCATAATTCTTTGTCCTTGCCATTGAGATCGCTTGATAGATCGAGTACCCGGAAGAGAGCGCCATACCGGCTGTCATGATTGGATGGAGTTTTGCGAACTTCGCGGCCGCTGTTGCGGCTTTCGCCAGGAGCATTATCCCTTTCCAAATGACAGCGCCGATAGCTTCTTCAATTCTTGGGGTGATGATTATTTCAGATTTCTCGCTGGCCAACGCATCGAGGTTATTAACAACGCCTCCGTCGAGGACAATGTCAATATTTTTGTCATGGAACTTTGAGTCTTTTATATACTCGCCGACAGTCTTTCCCCGCGAGTATTCAAACGTTTTTGTCTGATGCTCTCGGTCAAATCTTATTGGATAATATTTCAGTGTAACCGGCATATTTATACCTGTAAAATCCTTCAATTTTTTCTTTCCACTCGTCGTCATTAATTCTGCTGATAACGACGCCGGAGGTTTTTAAACAATGAATGAACTCCCACCGATTAACAATAATCCCGACATGCCTTGTCGCCCCGTCACAATCCCGGAAGAATACTAAATCGAATGGGCGCTTGTTATCTCGACGGAGCTTTTTCCAGTTATGATGATAATGCTCACGGAAAACATCTTTCCCTTTTGATCGGGCCCCAGGGACGTACGCCCCTTTAAGATCAAACAGTTTTATCTCCCAAATCTCACGATACGCCATGATAACAAGGCCGAGGCAATCAACGCCATTCCTGTCCCGCCCATCTTTGACGAATGGGATGCCGACATAACCAAATAATTTGTCTCTTTCAGACGACATAAATTTTTTGTGTCGGGATAGACGGAAACCCCCCGAATCTCTGATAATTATTTAATGCTTTACAGCTTGCTTTTGTTTTATTGCATGGGCCGCCCTCACCAGAATACCCACACTCATCAGAGCCAAAATCCCATTGGCAAGAATTTCTTGAATATATCCTCGCCGGGATTGTTACGTTCATCACATTAACTTTCGGGAGAAGGACAATAGAGGCTGATCTTTGATCTGCTGAATAGCTGTCTATTGTGTATGTGAAATCTATTTTATCATCGGGAGAATCGAGTAAATCTTTAAAGACCATCCGTATCCTTAAATCTTTACTCCGCCAGTCGTAATCTTCAAGATAACTTTGGATTAGTCTCGAGACGTTTGAGATCGTGACTTTCACAATGTCAATCTCAAGGTCAGAGTTTTCGCCAATAAGATCGTGCGAGATCGGGAACGCTTCATAAGTCACCCCGTCGAAAACAACATCTTCGTTCCAAGCCGCGAAATTAACATCATCATCAAGGCCGTTATAGTTTATGATGGTGTAGAGATATATCGGGGCCTTATATTTCTTATTAAGCTCTTGAATGAAATCGGTTGTTGCTTCTAGCATATTTCAAACTCCCACTCGCACCAAAAGTTTCCGTTAGAATATTTTCTTACCATTTGGCTTGCGAACCTGACAGTATATTCGGTGTCGTCAAGAAAGCTCGTAAATGTAAACTCGGAATATTCCCCATAGTGCGCTGTGTAAAAATCAACGTACGCCTGCGCCTGTGCTTTTGTAAGTTTCGGGGACCGGAGCTGAAACCCTCTTATTATTTTTTCATGCAGAAGCCGCCGCTCCTCAACGCCGTTTTCCATTTGTGAAATTTCTACTGCTGTCTGGACGACCTCCTCGGTCTCTTCAATGGCAAGCGCGAAATCGCTCATCTTAACTTTACCTCTTTTCTGATTGGGCCATTATTGATAGAGCTTAATGTGACAGCATTTATGATAACGCCCGTCCCCTCTTCCCCGGACATCGCCGCCGCAATAGCCTCCGGGGTTATCATGTTATAAATCATAATCGGCTTTGTTTCGCTGTTATCTTTTGAATATTTCGCCGGTTTGACTTCTTCCCCGGCGTGTAATTTATAGACGCCCGTATATGGGACATAATTCGTCCCCTCGGCGAGGCCAAAGACCGACTTTAACCCTGGGAAAGATGTTGTCAACGGGGTTATGACGGCATAATACATAAAAATCTTTGCGAAGATATCCGACAACATTTTGAGGAGAGAATTTCCCCAGTCAGCAAAGACCTGTTTTAACTCGCTTAATTGCCCCGAGAAAACATTAAAAAAAAGTGAGCTTATTGAATCCGACATACCCGTAGCCATTCTTTTTGCAATATCCTCGCCGAGCTTCCCGAAATTTGACAGCTCAACAATGGCGTCTTTTAAACTCTTCTGAAACCCCGCTGAGAACTCCGTCATTTTTTTGTTAAATGTATCTACCCAAGCAAACGTTTTTATGCCTTCATCAAGGGCGAGTTTATTCGTCCCACCACCGCCACCCCCAACAACAATCTGCCCGAGGTCCATCGTCGGCATATTTCCAGATATATTTTTCTTTTTAAATATTCCTATAAAACTTTCCCATTTCTCAAGCAACTTTTTCTCCTCGAGCCACATCCACATTTTCGTGAATAGCCCATCTTCCCCGCTCAACGCCTCATTCAACCCAGACATTTCTGAAATTTTTTCGCCGATCTTCCACCCAGAGAAAGCCGCTCCGACGACAGAAACGAGTGGGGTGATCTGCGTCAAAGCCCCGGCAACCTTTAATAACACGCCAACAACCACAAGCCCGACAGTAGAAAGCCCGGCGAATCTAAAGATTGATTCTTTTAGTGATGGGTTGAAATTATCAATGCTTAAATTTAATCCTTTCAATGTATTATTAAATTTATCAAGAACAGGTAAGAAAGCGTTAGCGAAATTCGCTTGTATTCTTTTTATTTCATCACCCATAGTATTTAAACGCATCTGGAAGGAATAATTTTCTTGGGCCGCAGTCCTGATAGACAAGGCGAAGGGGGTCATCGCCAATGTTCCAAGCATAGCAATTCTTGTCCCAAGAGATGATATTTGCCGGCCAGTCTGCTTAAAATTCTCCCCCATCCGGGCGGTCTTCTTCTCCATGCTGTCCATATCGTCGAGCCCTTTATTGACAGAGGCATCCCAATCTTTTCTGTCAAGCACCATTTTCCCGACGACAGCGCCAAGATCAAAAGCCATTTATATCACCTCCCCAAAGATGTTTTTTTTAATGCGGCCCAATTCTCACGGATAATCGTATCTCGCCCGACGTCAAGCTCCCTGATCTTTGATTTAATCTCATTCTCCATCGCCTTAAAGTTGTCCGTACCAGGGTCAACCGCGGCCCTCATCGTGACAAGCATTTTCATCTGGTCATATAGAGATTTTTTCTTAGCGTGTTTCGCCCAGAAACATAAATCCCGAATATCGAGATTTAAAATTTCTCTATATGTGAACTGCCCGGGGAAAGCTGAAACGATCGCGACAATCGCATCAAGTCTCCCCGGCATTAGTTTTTTGAAGAAACGCCCGCCTCGATCTCTTGAGTAATAAACCGCAACGCTTTCATTGTCGTGCGGACATCATACTTTTTAAGGTCATCAATCGGCGCCCCGGTCAGAACGCTTAATTGCGAATATACCGCGTCGAGAGTTTTTTCTTTCCCGGCGGCGTCCGATCTCTCAACTAATTCGCCCGTAAGTTTCTGGATTGAAAACACTTTATCGCCGAGCTGAAGCTCAATCGGGCCTGCGAGTTGATCTTGTTCGTCCATGTTGAACTTTGCCATATTAAAGCCCTCCATCGTCGGAATACCGACGGAATTTTATACTACTGTCCCACCAAGCTGATATAACCCATTATTCCTGGTTGAATCCGGATATGCGTTGAAAACCACCTTGTAGATTCTTTGGCTCTCAGCATCAAACATCAATTCTATGTCCGGGATTGGCGATGCCTTAAATATTGTTAAAGAATCATATTGTGGCACGCCATCAACAAGCGGGGTTATAATAAGCTGTTTTGCATAGGCGGCCCGCTGAATCCCGACGTAATTACATACTCGGATATACGAGCCGAAACTCGATGCGCCAGGAAGCACAATCATCAACTGCGCTAACGTGCTTCTCGTCATTGGGACTTCGACCTGAATTGACCGGCCATTGATGATGTGATCTACAGGGGTCGCCCCGGCCTGATCTTCCTTAACTTCCGTCTGGACAAGGCTATCCCGGAAAGTAACCCCCCCATGTGTTTTCCCGATATCTACCCCGTCAAAAGTTACTTGGCAAGGGCCGAGGTCTTTTAAAACTGCGCTCATTTGTCTCCCTCCTTTTAGGGTTCTCTTATTCTAAAAATAAAGTTTACGCTGAACTCCCATCGCCCGGCTTCATCCTGCCTTAACGATTGCGGCGGGTTTTGTGCCTCAATGAACTCGGCTATATATGCTTCTTCTCCGACGACAGGAAGCGTAATCTGTGCTTTGGATTTAAGAAAATCATAAATCTTAAAAATATCCTCGCGGGCGTCCCAATAACTTATTGCCCTTGATAGTACTTGGATTCCCTTCGCTACTTTGTCCGGGAGATATTGGTCAGTTTGCCCCCCGCCATTCTCGAGGATTGCAACACACCTGTCTTGCGAGTTTGCCGGCCTGAACCCAGCGAAAAGATTTGTGTCAATAACAAATTCTGCGTTGTTGTTTTCAATATATGTCGCGATTGATTTAATCATGTTATCCCCAAGGATTTTTTGATTCTGTTAATGACGATCTCTTTATAAATTTTCCTGTTTAAAACCATCTTCGTTTCGACATATTTATTCCCAGCCGATGGCTCTTTAAAATTTGCCGGGACCTCATGCCACCTCGCCGCATAAGGGACATTGAACCCGAGAACTCCGATAATTTTTGAGTCCTCAAGAGACATTGAAAATGTTCGTAGTCTAAAATCTGTTTTCTCGCCTGGGATATATGGCTGTTTGACTTCTTTATTCTGGACAAAGATTGACGCGGATCCGCGCAGGAAACCTTCATCAATCGGGGCGGTCGGACGTTCCATAATCGAATCATGCTTTAATTGCAACAACGCCGCCCCGAGTCCTTCTTCCGCGCCGGACATAGCAATCTCATTAAATTCACGGAGTCGAGCCCTGACTTTGTCCGTGCTAACTTTAAAAAGAATTTTAGCCAAGAAACGCCTCCTGCATTGAATTATTAATAAATGCCGCCTGTTTTGTGAGCATAAGAATCGGATGAATAACCCCGTCAATAATTATCTTGTCTGAAACGTCAATGGACAGGTCGGGTAAAATGACACTCGCAGAAGAAACAACCATCTCCCCGCGATAATCTCTTATCATTTTATTTTTAAACTCAACTCTCGCTTTGACTATTGTGTCAGTATACAGCCGTTCTCCCCAGGTATTATTCCCATAACTCCGGCGGAGAGTAACTGATTTATTCATATACGCATTAAACATATTTAAGCTCGCTTTCAAAATCCTTAAAAGTGTCGACGCTCTTTGACGAGAAACTAAACCTTGAAGAATTTCTATAAAGCCCTTTTGCCATCAAATATTCTTTTGTCACAGGAAGAAGAACGTGCCGGCAGTTTGGATGATACGGCGGACGATCTTCTAACACCGGGAAATCCGGGTTTGTTCCAGAAATTGAAAAAATCTTGCCCTGGAATGGGTCGCAAACATCACAAGACCCGGAATGGACCGAAACTTGTACGAGATCAAGCCCATATTGCAACGCTGAATTTACGCTCGCAGTATTCGACGCCTCCATAAACCTCGACCGCGTGACCATCCGGCTATATGACTCCGGGAGATAATTCTTCCCGTTGACTGTGATGAGTCGCTCGTCGTCAATCCTTTTTTTAAATTCTTCTGCCAACCGGCCCGATATCTGCCGCCGCGTTTGCCCTTCGATCATCCCCTCGGCGAGCATTTTAGAAATCTGTTTGTCCTCGATTAATTTCTGCTGTGTCATTTTAATAATATTTGTGATGTTCCGTTTTATTGATTGATTTGCAGTAAGAAAATCAATCGTCATTGAATCAACGAGAACATTTATCGCGCTCTTATGAATAACAGCGCCATAATTGACATATCTGGAAACATTAAGCGCCCGAATCCTGTCTTGTGAGATATCAAGCCCGGCGTAATAAGCATGGGTCCCGGCTTTCTTCGCCCAATCTCTGACAACCTGATTTAAAGATACTATCTCGGCGTTGATTTGCGCTAATAAATATTCCGTCCTGGCTTTTTGATAATCTGTCAAGTCCATTAAACTCATCTGCCTAAGGAGCCGTTTCTTTGACGCCCGATAGATGGAAACAAGCTCCTCAATCTTTTTCTCGAGGAATATCTCACGCGCGAATCCGCGCAACTCATTAAACGGCATTAGGTAACGTCCTCCGTATCATCACGGGTTATTTCTCCGATATAAAACCCGCCGCCCTGGTCGTATGCGTCTAACAATAAAAGCACCTCAGGCGGGACCGGGAGTTTTCCCCTGATTGAAGAGTCGTAAGTTTCTTTTGATATCCCCGCCGAGAGAACGCCTTGCGCTTGCAGGCCCAGCCGCCTAAGAGAATCTTGACCATGAATCGCCAAATATAAAGCCATCTCGCACTGTGCCTCTTTCATGGCGGTGGATGCTTCCGTCGGGAAACTGAATCTCGGCGAGCCCGTGAGCTGTTTATACGCCGTGATTATCAACGCTTTTTTATCCCTGTCCGTTGTCCCGTCCCATATATCGCTTGCACCGAACCTTGTCGCAAAGTATATCTCTGCTTCTTCGGCAGTTACCCAAGTATTAACCCCGACCTCAAGCCCTTCCCCCCAATCGTCCCCGGACGGGGCGATGCTTTCTCCGACGACGCGGTAAAAATCCTCACGCTTACTGTTAATTGTCGCATCGGTCGCCTTGAGGGTTAATGTGCCAAACTCAACAGGAATAAAATCCGGGACTTTCCAAATTTCGTCATAAACAAAAACCATGTCCCCGAGCTGGACAACGTCGCCGGATGTATCAAAAATAACATAAGTAACGTCGTCCGTTGCAGTAGATTCTGGAATCGGGATAAGAAGATCAACCTTTTCATTCAGCGTTATATTATTCATTCAACCGCCCTCCGTTATCTTCCTCGAGATTGTTTAATCAGCGCTGGGAGATCATAACCAGCTTGTCCGGCGATATAAGAGCCAGGGAGTTCAATCATCCACGGGTCCCCGGCTATTGCAGCCCCTTTTAAATATGTCCCGGCCATCCCAGCAGAAGAATACTCAGAAATATCATAATCCCAAACATCAGCCGCCGTTATCCCCGTGCCTGACCCGGCTAAAGAAACTTGTCCGTCGAGAAAATAGCCAAATGTGCCCGGCGTGATATACCCGGCTTGAAGTTCATTCCAAATTGCCGCAATCCCAGCAGAGCTTAGAGTATACTCTGACTTGTCATTATTCGTGTCAATCGTCCCGCCGGTGATCTCCCTCGTCTCATAATCCCACACATCCGCGGCTGTTAAACTCGAGGACCCTGCGGCGCTCACTTGCCCATCGAGATAATATCCGAATGTCCCATCGGTTATATGTTCGCTTTGATCTTCATTCCAGACGGCATCTACAATGTCCTCGACAGTCAATCCACCGCCGGCAGCGTTATCGGCAATTTCCTTGACAACCGACCCAGATATCGCAGAGGCATAAGTCGTCGTCGAGTCTGTATCGAAGAAATCAGCGAGCGCCGCAGCGGTTAACCCTGTGATGCTTCTCGATTCAACGCTCCAAACATCCGCAGCGGCGATATCATTCAGCGCATCGAGTGTTGTTTTTGTCCCGGAGATTGAATATCCCTCTTTATCATTATTCGTGGCAACGATAACTTGATCTGAAGAATATTCAAAAGTGCTCGTCCCAATATCCTGATAAGAGACTAAAAGCGATTGATGGTCGCCATAATCATAGCTTGAATTGTTAATCAGAAAGAGATATTGTTCTGCTGCGGTCTCGCTCGCCGGAGGGTTATAGACATAATAATAAAATCCCTCTGTCGAATCTTCTGAAAGCTGGGTTGCTTTTGTTGTCCACCCAGACACTTTAAAGGTGGAGTCGTCAAAATCAAACCAATATCCATTACTCTGTTTTTGGATTTTTAATGTTACAGTTTCAGCCGTAACATGCGCCCCCGAAACATCAATAATATGATATATCAACCTGTAGTTGTCTTGGATGTTTCTTATTAACGCCCAGCATGGTGTCGTAATCAAAAGGAGCGTAAGAGCCGCAAAAAGCACACTCAACCTTTTCATTCTTCTTAGTCCTCCAAGAGTATGATTATTTTAGGATTGTCCCCTTTAGGATAATCCTCCCATTAAAAAGAATGCTATATTCTTCTTCCTCTTCCGGCGGCTCCGACGGGAACAACAAAGAATAAAGATTCTGCGTGAGCGTTTTGGCTGTCCCCGTAAAGTTCCCGTAATTGGCCGCCTCGTCATCCCTCGTGGCAGGCGTCCCGTCCGCGCCAAGCTCGGTGTTCTCAACGCCGTCATATAAGTTGTCCGAATATGTCGCCCAGCCAAAATTTACGTTTTCTGTGTAACCGCTCCCGTAATCCCAGAAGCTCCACCAATCCTGCCCTAAGAAATAATAATGACCGGCAGAGTTTTTATAGTTGAATTTTGCAAGTGACGCATCATAGAATTGTTGACCTCGTATCTCTTGAGATAAATTGCCTATTGGTGTAATCGGGCATCCACTTGCCTCTAGCTTTGTCCCGATCACATAATGAGTCCCTTGAGGGAGCCAATGGTTAAGATTTGTGCAGCGCATCCCATAACAAGTTTGTCCGACAGTCTGTGCGCATGTATAAGCCCCACCTTGACAATAATTGTTTATTGTTATTGTGTCTGTTGTCCCGTCGGGTATTAACCCAATGCGGCAGGACATAGCCGCGCCATCTATACCGGAAGCTCGGTCGTACGACGTCAAAGATTTTTCCTGCCCACCAACGTACCAGAGCTTACGATAATCATATTGATGTTCCCACGGGTCCACAAATTGCCCGTCGGCGTCACGCAACTTGTTATACGATCTAAGTTCATAATTAATACTATTGCCCGTAACTCCCTCATCAGTAAGATAGAGCTTATTTGTCACCAAAGAGCCGCTTGAAACCCCGCCCTCACGCCCGCCATGAAAAGCCACGTCGGAACAGACAACCGGCTCGGCGTCCATATTACAGAATACCGTCGCGCACCAACGAGCTGAACCGGCTGTGCAGGCATTATCCGTAATCCCCAAAGTTGACGCCGCATAGCTTGTCCCGCGATCAACTACAACAGTATCGCTTGTGTCAGAGTCCATAGCAAGTTTCCCTGTGTTTCCAGACTCATCAGTTACGCCACGAATAAGGACAGTATAAAGTATCTCATCTACTATTCCCTCCGCGCCTTTCGGTGTGTCAATGACAGCTAGATGCCAAAACGTATTTGTCCAAATTGGCATTGATGTCTCGCCGGAAAGCATTTCTATTAAAGGCATATTGCCATAAGAGGCGTTCATGTCAATATAGTGTGTCGCATGATCTTCGGACATCCATCCATACCAACGGGCAACTTTCTCGTCCGGCGCTTTCCCGAAATCTTGGTGCATAACAGTCAAGTGTTTCTTGCCGTTTAATCTGTCGTTCCGCCAATCGTTCATAGGGAGAATCCACCGTCGCCAATAAAATTTTGATAGAGTGTTTAAGTCGGTCAATATCTGCGCAGGGGTTGATGAGCGCGGGACAGATTCATGCCCGTTTGGTGTCAAGTCAATAAGAACAGCCCCATTTTTATCATTAACAATTTTCCCATAAAGCTCGCCGACGGTTGATAATGTCGCCGAGGTGCTTGCTTCCGCCGTCAAGCTCTCGCTCGCGAGAATGGTAATTGTGCTGGTGTTGTAGCTTGCAATTTCATAAATTCCGTCGTTATGTTCTGAACCAGAAACCTTGATGTAATACGGTTCCGGGTAAAAATCCCATGTGTCGCCGGAGATTGTGATTGTGTC